TCAGAGGCAAAAGGAAACACCACACGTCGATCATCCCCTTCAGCAAACTGAGTGTTTGTTGATCTGCTCAGGGTCTTGCCTTCTAAAAAGCGTAACGCTGCAATTTTGGTAAGGGTTGAAAATCTGTGACCAACAATTGTGTCAGTCTCTTCATAGCCACCATCATTTTCCCGGTAAACTTGAATCAACGCAGCTGGGTCTTCCTCTGTTGCATTGATGGTAAAAGAAGAATCAGGGACATCTACTGATCCTTCTTTAATGACGCGGGTAATTTTTCCTCGTGCCATTCCGCCACTGCTGTCCCATTCCACAAAATTACCAACCTGCAAGCTGCCGGGTTCGGCGCGTTCAATTACTTCGACGTCAGCCTCCTCGACAACGTCTTGAATTGAACGGTCTTGTGCTTTTTTAATGGCAGATGATTTCATGGCGCTCCACGATTGTCCGGCGTCTCCGCCCCATGCCGCCCATGCTACCCGACCAGGGGACGGGTAGTTGTCACCAGGAGTAAACCCTTTGCCTTTTTTGTCAACCTCATGGCGAGCAAACCATGCGTTCATTTCGATTGCAACATCAGGCGACAACTCTTCGCCAGACAAGATCTGGTTGGCCCGACTAGCGGCAACGTCCGTGCCGCCTGCTTTGCCGTCCGCTTTCCAATCTTTGTAGCGTTGCGCTTCAGTCCTCATGCCATCGGTTGGCATCAGGTTGATTTCGGTATCGCCTACCTTTGCGCGTTTGGCAAGCTCTCGAAAATACCTGCTCACGAATCCAGTTCCTCAACCTCATCTTCTTCCAGATTATCGGGTTCAGCGGTATCTTCCACCATTTGCGGCTGTTGTATGCCAGATCCACTTACCTGACTGGGATCACTATCAAGCACAATGCCAAGCTCATCGGCCAACGCCAGCTCATGCGCCCGTTGCCGCATTTGCTCCTCAAAATCACCGCCATGTAGGGCGATGACTTGCGAAAGGGTCATAATCCCGTTGCGGATCAATGACTTGTAAGCATCGGCTTCTTTCTGTGGGTCCACAAATTGAGCGGCAGGGGGAATCCACTTGGACTCTTCATAACGTTCAGGGTCGATCTCGTAGCCAGGCAGATTCAACACGCCTGCCATAACAGCCATTTCCAACCAACGCTCGTAGACGCGCTCACACAATGCTTCAACCAAATACTGCTGCAAAGTTTTGTAATGCGTCCGCGTTTCCAGCAGCTCAAGCCGTGAAGAGCTGTAGTTGCTCTTACTGAAGTCAGAACTGACTTGGGTATAGGAGCAGCCAACACCCGAAGCGACTGCCCGCAACATCTGCGCCACAAAAGGCGTAAACGCATCATCTGGGCGGTTGGGCGAGAAGAATTGCATCTCCTCCCCAGGTGCCAAACGACGGATTGACCCAGGCGAGAAATCAAGAACGGAATCATCTTGGAACTTGCCGTCCTCAAACAGCTCCTGATCAGGCGTGCGCACAAACGCCATCATTGCTGACGATGCCCGTGCAGCCACAATCTCAGCTTCCTCGTAACCACTCAGGTTGCGAAGACGCATGATTGCTGAGGCAAATCCTGTGACGCCACGAGTCTGGCCGGGGCGCTCAATGGAATACAGGTGGATGACATCTTTTGCAGGGATGCGTTGTCGCCTCTTGACTACAGCCGCAGTGCCAATGAATTGGTAGTCACCAGGGTGGGTGCGCAGGAAGTGATAAGCAACTGGACGGCCCCACTCGTTAATTTCAACGCCCATGCGGACGCGGTTGCCGTTTGCTTCGACGCCGGTGTAATCGTCATCAAGCAGATCAGCCTCAAGCACCTCAAGACCAAGCGGAACCTTGCTGTCACCAAAGGTTTGGTTGACCAGACGAATAAAAACTTCGCCTGATTCAATCATGGATGTGATCGACAGCCGCTGGATGTCCTGCCAGCTCAGTTGGCCAGCAACGTGGCAGGTGTCAGCACACGTCCATTCGTCCCATTGCTTTTCAATCAACCGGTTGATCCGATCATCAAGCTTGCCGCCACGCTGGAATTGCACCTGCGCTTGGTGCTTGATGCCCGTGCCAACCACGTTGTTGCGAACAGCTCTCAACGCCGCCTTGGCAAAGTCAGAATCACGAACCAGCTGGCGAGCGCGATTTCGAAGCAGCCTGAGGCTATTTTTGATTTCACTGTCGGCACTTGTGCCAAGACTGATCCAATCAGATGTGAGTCGATTGCTTGCAACGGCTGCATATGCACGCTTGAGATTTGCGTTGCGCTCTTGCGCCTTGCGTAGATCTTTCTGGACGCTGGAGACGCGACCGAAACCAAAGAAAGCCATTAGGTGAACCTCACGCGAGCGACTCCAGGGTTGCCGAGTCCCTGCCTAATCTTTTCAGCTCTTCGCTCCCTGTCAACTTCAGCCTTGAGCACATCACGCAATTGCAACAGCTCAGGCATCTTGTAACGCTTGAGGCTGCGGTTGCCAATTGTGTATTCCTGGACCGCACCACCCTGCGCCAAGGTGCGAATGGCGGCCTCCACAAAGCCAAGGTCGATCTCAGCGCGGGAACGATCATCAAACGCACCCGGTGTACCGGTGTAAGCCGCGCTTGCTTTGACGGTGAACTGGCCGCGACCTGCGGTGTACTGCGACGTGGAATAAGAAGCGATTGCCTGCCACGTCCACAACCCAGCATCAAAGGCCAAAGTTGTGGCTGCTGGCACCGTTACCCGCCAGCCGGTGCTTTGGGCGGCAGCAGTAATTGTGGTGCCTTCAGATGCTGTATTGGTTCTGGCGTACCACTTCAACGTGTAGGTGCCACTGGAAATGGTGGTGCCGATCGCATCCGTGAACTCAGGCACGTCAAAAACAACCGTGTCCCCGGCGTAAATCAGTTCTGGAACAAGGATGGTCACCAGTTTGTTACGAATGATGAAGAGGCGCGGGCCCTACGCTGTCGTTGTGGCCGATAGGTGGATTCTATCGGTATTGGCTCTGATTTTTTAGCCTTGACAGGCTCAGCGTCAAGCTTACGCGCAAACTGCTCAAATATCGTGGTCCGGTTAAATCGCATGTACAAATAATTCAAAGCCGCAAACGAATACACAAAACAATCCAGCGCTTCGTTGCGATCACCTGCCTTCTTCTTCCATTCGCGAATGGCAAATCCCTTGACGTACCGCACCACCTGCCGTTCAGCCGTCAATTGTTTGAAGTACTCCAGACCAGCCTCGGCATGAAAGTGGATGTAACCCGGCCCCGGCTCGTTGTGCTTCATCCGGCCAAACAGCGTTGTTTTGATCGTGTCGCTACCGACCGGAAACACCTCCGCTGAATTTTTAAGCACTTTTCCCTTGTAGTTAATATCCACCTTGGAAGGCTTCCCAATCGGCGGTTTGTTACGGACCGACTGCCCCTTCAAAGCAAACACGCCATCACCACGCCGGCTGCGGGCGTAAGCGTAAACCTCTGAGGTGAAGTGACCCCCAGAGTCAATGCCAACAGCCGAAATGCGGGTACACCCACCACCTTCCCTTGGATAGTCCCTTAGTACGAGGTCATCAACTTGTTCCCACAACTTGCCACTTGCTGGATCGCCGTAAACCTCCCCGTGGCTGATCAGCCAGCACTCCTCACCAGCGCCCCATGCGTAAATGCCAACGGCCACGCGGTTGTCCTGCACGTCGACGCCAGCCGTGACGATCGACGCATCCCGCGGGATTTCACTGGCCGGGTAGAACTCGGCACGCTCCGCCAAGCCTTCAGCGCCAAGCTTTGCCCCGACTTCCTCCTCCCACGTCTCGCCAAGCACGGTGTTGACAAAAGTCTTGAGCAGCGGCGCATCATTCTTGCTGCGCAAAAACTCAATGACAATCTCCTCCCAGCTCTTCCAACCAAGTGGGGAGTACAACGAGGACAGGTGAAACCCAACGGTACGCGGGTCTTCACTCGTCGCAGTTGCCCGCCATTCACCCTTGCGTAGCATCTCCGACTTGAAATGCTCGGGGATGTGGGCGCCACAGCTTTCGCACACGTAAGCCGTGGTTTTCGGATCCCCATCACGCCACTGCAAATTTTTCCACTGCAACCACTGCTTGTGCTCACAATGTGGGCACGGCACAAAGAAACGGCGCTGGTCGCTGGCCAAATACTCAGTCTCAATCCGAGACATGTCTTTGACAGTTGGCGTTGACGTCAGGATTATTTTTCGCCTACTGAAAGTGGATGCACGACGTTCAGCCAATGCACAAGGGTCTCCTTCGCCATCAACATCGGACGGGAAAGCGTCGACTTCATCAAGTAAAACCCACCGGCAAGGAGCAGAGCGAAGACCAGTAGCGCTGTTTGCACCAGTAAGAAGCAAGATCCCCCCTGGGAACTCTTTGCTGAACATTGTGTTCCCACTGTCGCGGCTCCTGGCTGGCGCAATCTTATCTGCAAGGCATGGCGTCTCATGAATCAATGAATCCAACCGTTGCTTGCTGAGACGCTTGGCCATCTCAATCGTGGGTTGCACAAATAACGCCGGGCCAGGTGCGTGGGCAATCATGTACCCAACCACGTTGTTGATTGCCTCGGTCTTACCCAACTGCGCACCAGCCATGAACACAACCTTCTGCGTGGTGTTGTTGGCGGACATGCAGTCCATGATCTCTTTCAAGTAAGGCGTGCGATCGGTACGCCACGGGCCAGGCTCTGCTGATGCCTTGTTGGACAACATCCTGTACAGGTCCGACCATTCGCTAACCGTTAAGTCGGGGTCAGGCTTCAACCCATTCAGAAATGCCTGTTTGTAGATCTGCGCACCATCACGCATCGGTCAACCTCTCCAGTGCCTTGCGGATCTCTTCGCTGAGATTCTTGTGGATGATTACCGGGTCACTTTCGGCAGCCAGTTGGTTGGATACCCGATCTGGGATGGTGTTCAACGCATCACGGACGCTGCGGGCCACCGTAAACGCTTCACGCTCCACACGGCTGGCTTCGACCAGCTGTTCCTCTTTGGTCTCAAGTTCAAGCCGGGCCAACTCAGCACGGAAATGCTCAGACTTGGCCTTGCTTTCGTTGAAAGTCGGGATGTCCAGCGCCGATGTAGCCAGCCGATCTGGTGAGATCGATGTGCTGGGGTTGGCGTTCTTGTAGGCGTCCACAGCCTTCTCTTCATCCCACAGGATGCGGTTGCGCTGAACCGTGAAACATCCTGCAAAACGGCCTTCTGTTTTGAGCTGAGAGATGCGGCCAATGGTGATCCCAAGGGTTTGGGACAGCTCTTTAGTCGTAACAGGCTCCATATGGGCAATTTAGCCTGCTTTTACGGCAAATAAGGCCAAATAGGTGTTTTCGGGCATATAATGGTCAGCTTTGGATTTTTGGTCTCAAATGCGTCTCAAATGCGTCTCAGGTTGAGACACATCTGCGCCTGACGCTAGCGTTGTAAGGC